CATGATTGACTGTCTGCGAGTAAGTAAAGGTCTATTAGCCATTTTTATGACCTCCGATATCCCGCATCTTATTGATCCGGGTCATCTGTCGTTTATATATTTCCTTAATCTCCGGTTCGATCCCGGAAAAGTGATAATCGATTTTACATTCATCCCGGCAAAAAGATTCAGTCGGTTCGGTCGGCATCCCACAAAAAAGGCAGGTATCCGGGAATACCTCAATTTCCGGGAGTGGAAGGCTGATTTTCTTTTTCACTTCCGGTTCTGTTTCTTCAATATCGATATCTTCTAAAAAGTTCTCGCCGTTCATTTCTACCTCTACGGATGGTAATTGTCCCGATAAGTAATCGCAAAAGTAATTATTCCGCTTGCCTGTTTATCCCCCACCGGATAAACGACAGGCGCGCCCGTATTAACCATGCTTGTATCATAATCGTGCACGGTCTTGAACATATTATCATACATCGCGTGTTTGATGTCTTCAATTAAATCGAGGACTTGATGTAATGATTCTAAATCTTCATCCGCTGACGCGAAAATCTGAAAGGTAAATATCAATCGGTAATCAACAGTCATCATGCCGACCCGTTCTTCCGGGGATTCCATTGAAACGATTACCGCGACAGCTGGCTTTTTTGTTTGTGGGACATCCTGAATTATTTGACGCGATGGGAAAACCTCGGCAACGGCTCGCAAATAAGGCGCAACGCCGTTAATGCCTTGAATCAAGGTAAGAACTTCCTGATATATATCCCATGCTTGACCGCTCATTTCTCCCCTATCTTTTCAAAGAGTTTGTCCATTGTATCATGCGCCGATTCAATAAAAGGCTTCGACATGAAATGCGATGCTCGGATTGCGCCGCGTTTTAAAACAACTTTTCGACGAAATATAAATTGGCTGGCTTTTCCGGTTGGACCGCCGAAGGTTGGATAAGCTGATGGGATTCTCAATGTTGCTCGATATTTAGGATTTGTTTTTGACATGAGTTGCTTTGGTTGAATAATCGTATCTTTTGCCGGGCCACCTTTATCCTGTATCTCCGCATAAGGCATTGGATTTCCAACCCCGCAAGTAAAACTTTCGCCCTCAACCTGTGAATAAATAAAAGCGTATGTCCCTGCTCGCGAAGCATTTGAACGAGAATATAAACCGGATTCGAGATAATGTTCGCGGATTGCGGTCGCGGCATTATTTGCGATGAGCATACCGGATTTCGACGGATTTTTAACCTGGTCTCCAAGCTTCTGGAATTCATCTTGAATCGCTTCAAAAGCCGGGGTCTTTCCATCGAATGTGGATTGAATATCAATCATTATCCTGGTCTCGCTTGACGCCGATATCCTTTAATCGTTGCCTCATGTTGAGGTAAGAATTTGCTTATTATCATTTGGAAGCTGACTGAATTATCCGGTGTCGAATAACTCAACCTACCGAGATTAGAATTACCCTTATCCCCAAAACCCTGCTTGTAATGCCATGCAGCGACTTCCCTTACAGCCTTCTCCAAATCTTCTGGTACAGGCCAGTTTGAATCATTCAGTAAGGCGGTTTCCCAGGTATTCACATACCAACCGGGCGAATAAATTACCTTGTAATTTCGCGTTCCATGAGTGAAAACGCGCGCCCGGTAGTATAGGTATCCTGTAGGATCAATCTCATAATCAATAGCTGGGATTAATGTCGGAGTCCCGGAATGGTCGATTGAATAAAGGCTCATTGTGTAATTGGTAATCGGGACTCGTGCGCTGGCATGTCTCAGATAAGCCGTCTTTGAACCATTCCCATTAATGAATTCCGGGATTGGAAAGTCCCGTTGATAAAGTCGGACGTCGCAATACTTTTCAGCGTCTTGTGTAACTGCCCGGAGAAGATGCTTAATGAGTTCGTCATTTGAAGCATCGGAAACTTTCTCGGATAGAAATTCGAGTTTCGTTGGAATGAATCGTGCTACTGATTTGTGAAGGGTACTCATTGTTTCTCAGGTTCTTTTTTTGGAAGGAAAGATTCTTCCATCATTAACGGTTTGTGGAAACGGCGCGCCTCTTCCTCGGCATGGATTTTCTTTTCCTGTTCCTCGCAATCCGACCCGCCTTTTTCATTCTCGCAATATCCGCGCTTCTTTTCGGAATCGGTTTTCAGAAGCGAATGGCAGAAATTGCAAATCGTGGGGTCTTCCCCAAACTCACCGATAGTCGGTTTGTCTTTCGGGTCTGCCTTTCTGCAAAGTCCCATTTGAATAAACTTCTTTGCGAATGGTGCATCCATTTCGACAATATCGCCTGAATGGAGGATACGTTGTTTCCGTAATCCATGCAGGTAATAAGAGACCGTCTGGGTATTCCCTTGCGGATAACCGCCGGTCTTTAAATCTTTTTCTCCGCGTTCCTGCTGGAGAATCATAACCTTAATCGTTTCCATCTTTTCTGTACCTCATTTGTTTAATTTTTAATATAGAGAGCAGGCAGAGGAGGTAATGCCTGCTCTGCCCACTCTCAAGGGTGCATCTATGGAGTTGGAACGCCTTCCATTTTTGCAAATGAGCGGGGTAACATACGACCCGCCATGTAGCGTTCCCAAACGAAAGCGCGAATATTGTGCTGGAAATTATCGGCATGAGAATCCGAGTAACGCATGGTTGCGCCCTGGAGTTCAAATATCCAGTAATTAACCCAGTCACCGAAGAACATGTGAGCGAAATTGCCGGTTCCCGTTCCAGTTTGTGCCTTGTTTGCGGGGATTTCAGTCAGGGGAGCTGTGTAGTACGGATAACCATTGAGCATTCCGGGTACTCCCTGCTGGAAATTGGAATAGGTATCATTCCTGAACCAAATTGGGCGTCCGTCGATGTCGATTAGCAATCGACAGAGCTGTTCGGTCGGTTCATTCATGTGATACCAGGGTTGATACCCGCCGTATTGTTTCCACATCGATTGCAGGGTGTATTCCAGACCGAGCAAATCCTGCCAAGTGAAAGCACCGGCAAAATATACATCCGTGATATCCATGTCGATACCACGAATGGCGCCCTGTGCGGCATAACCGAGGGCGTAATAGAATGACCGGTTGAAGTGCGCAGTTGCGGCTCGCGCAAATTCATAAGTGAGGATCGCACCGAGAGCTGGTTCGCTAAAATTCACGACCTGCTGTGATGCTTCGGTGAATATCGTCTCAGTTGCGATGTCCCATTCAAGCGGGGTAAGCATGATATCGCTCTCAACTTTGAGAGCGGTTTCTTTTGTCCAATATGCCGAGAGACCGCCGGTCTTAGCTGGCATGATGATCGGGCCATATCCAGTAACCGGGATGATTGTGCATCGCGGGTAAATATCGGCTGGCTTTCGGAGAAGATCGATAAGGGTCTGCCGGAATTGTGGGGGCATCAGAAATGCACCCGTGTTCAAGCCGGTCAAATCCTTTGTGATCTCGTTGTAATTGTAGAACGCTTTCTCGCGTTCATACATCGCGCCTTCTTTCTGAGGCGAAAGAAGTGTCAATCGCTTGGCTATCTTTTCATCCTTGTTATAACAAGCCTTTGCGAAATACCCACCCATCTCATTTGAACCCATCATCTTGATATGGTCATCCGAGAGTTCGCGGGGAAGTCTGCTGATTGCGATGGAGTTCGCTTTCGTGACCCAGGAATCGTATTCCTTCACGATGTCCATTACATCTTCCGACTTGATTCCGGGATCGCCGAGTTTTTTCTTGATGTCATCATCTTTCGCGATGAGAGTATCGAGTTTACCGGTTATGCCGTCCATCTCTTTCTTGATAGCTTTGGCAACTATTCCCTCGACGAATTCCTTCGCTTCTTTTTCATCCATGACATTTTCAGCCGGAGCTTTTGTAGCATCCTTAGCCGTATAATGCCTGAATGGTTTGTAAAGATTTTTGATCATGTTTAACCTGATTTCGCTATTTTGAACGGAATCTCGCTCCGGGACTTGCACTCGCCGCCCCGATAAATCGGGAAGCGGATTACATCTATCCCTGCTCGCTGTTCCGGTATGGTTTTTTGTTTTATTTCTTCCGGCTCTTTTTGCTTTTCAATGATCCCGAAATATGGGAGGAGGCATTTTGGGAGTGTAAGTTTCCCTTCATCGTATTTTTCCTGGTATTCTTTTTGCATCCTTGCGAGGACGCCTGTATCGTAGTTCGCCGGAATGGGTACGGCGCTGACTTCGAAGCAGTCCCACTTCTTGAAAATAAAACCATTTTCCTCACCTTCGCGATGTTCAAATTCAAGCGGTATAGCGTTAATGCTAAAATATCTTAAATCCTGCCGTAAATAAGCAGCTTTTATTTCCTGTCCCCAATCAGAGGGATTGAATTTAAAAGCCGCCTTCACGCACGGAACCGATTCTCCATTGATGGTTGTCTTACCGGCTTTGATCCAGTTGATTTTGCCAGGGGGCATTAGATGATTCATATCACGATTATGGAACCAACAAAATATCGGATGGGTTTTATTTATCATCCCTCGTGAGACCAGAACATCATTATCACGGTCGGGATTCTCTGTCGATACAACCGCTACAAAGTCCGTACCTTCCTCATCGTTGGCTTTTTCTATTGTGCATTCATAATCTTTTTGAAAATTAACCATTAGATTGAATCACCTTCCGCTAATTCGATTGTATCGCCGCCGGTGCAATGGCAATTACATCTATCGGCTGCATCGGCGTTTGGATCCCCCGCAAATTCCATTTTAACAGACCCCTCGGCAAATGGAAAGGTCTCGTCCTCTGGAATCCCCCCACGCTCGCGTGAATAATCATCATTCTGCATATGGGAATCGCGGGATGTCGGAAGAAATGCTGAATACCAATGTTTCTTTAATATGCCACCGATATTATCGTTTATCTGCAAACTCATGTCGTGATTGGAGCGATTAAATCCGGTTATTAATTCAGTCTCTGCAATTCGTAATGCCTTATAGCCTTGTGCGGTTTCGTAATCCGCGAGAAGTTCTTCAATCATTGGGGCGATTTGAGCCGGGTTCTTGCCCTCGATTGCCGCTTGTGCAAAAAGTTCGCGCAAATCCTTAAATGCGGTATCCTGGATTTCCCAGGTGAACTTAAACGCTCCATTCCGATTACCCTCCATGAAGTATTGCACAACGCGGGGATCGGCTTCATTGAAAAGGATCATATCCCCGCCTGTCAACTTTGCAAATAATTCAGCCGTTCGATTCGCTGAATTCTTGTAATAATTCAAAACCGTTGGGTTACTTGCATCATAAAGTTTATGTCGCTCGGTCTCGAAATGGGGAAGGACTGACTCGGCATCGCCGGATTGCAATTTAACCAATCCGTTTTTTTCTTTAAAACTTTTCAATCGTGAAAGATTTTCCTGAATACGTTTATCAAGCCCCTTGAAATAATCATTCAGGAAGCCCATATATTCCGGGTTGTATTTTTTAGTTTGCCGCGCCATTAAAGCACGCCATACCCGGCGGTCATCCTGCCCGTTGTTTTTAAATAAGCCGGGCAAACTTTCCTTGATTGAAATCGGGAGTTTGATTGCCTTGATTTTCTTTTGCGGTTCCCGGTTCTGATTAGATTGTCCGCCACCGGTTAAATCTGCAAGATTGAAGGTCGGGCGCAATTCAGAACTGAAAGTTTCATCCCGGACATCGCCGTAAGGTTGTAATTCCACCATTTCCCGCGCTTCCCCGCGATTGATGATATTGGCGATGAAGAGCGCGCTGGCATTTCTAGCCATGCGGTCTACGTCAAAAGGCACGATATTTATAAATTCTATTTTGATGTCTGGCTCTCTCCAGAGTGATACGAAGTCGAGATTAAGCATTTGCTCCATAGCGATAACTTTCGGCTGTTTCACATCGCGCTTGAAAGTCCTGTCCTGTTCCATCGCGTCCGCTTGTGATACCGATTCACGCAATCCCAACTTTGAGGGCGGGACTCGGAATATCGCCATTATCATGTCCCGCATTTCTTTCAGGAGCAGTATCGTATCGAGGTCTTTATTCGACAGATTCATGGTTAGTAATTCCCAATCGCCTGTCAAGATCGGGAGTGCTTTTTTATCAGGGGAATTGTGAATGAACTCAGCCCGTAAAACATCCCCCGTTCGCTGTGCATCTTCCTCGGATAAATCCTTGCCAACCAGAAACGCTTGTGGCAATCCGCCTTTCATAAAGGCATTATAAATCGCGGTCTGCATCGCTTCTAATTCTTTAATCTCCCATTTGCACATTCCGACAATCGAAAGACCGCGAAAGAATTTAGTCATGTCGGGAGAGATATTGCGAAAATGGATTACCTCATTTGCGGGGAATTTAAGAACCTTCCCAGCCGTATTGTATTCGTAATAATCGACAACCTTTTGCGGGTCTAAATGTGGGTTAATAAAGCATGGGTCAAGAGGGAATATCTGTGCGGGTCTTCCGGCATAACGATTACCAACCGGTTGACCGCCATAAATACCTGAATCAAAATTCAGTTTCCAGTATGACCGTCCGAGGGTCATTAACTGCATGCTGGTAAGTTTGAACAAATCGAATCGCGTTAATGCAAAATTGGAAAATCCATCTGCGCGGCGGAAGGGATCGTTAAGCAAAAGCATTATCGGATGGTCGGGGATTTCTTCATAAGTCCCATCGCGTAAAGTCCGCACGATTCTGAAATCAGTTTGCGCAATATCGTCGCTGATTATATCGAGACAAGCAAAGACAATCCCACGAACCGCGCCAAGCAATTCACCGTCCGACATTTCATGCGGGTCGATTTGATTGATTAAGAGCGATAATGCCTGATACAGATTGATGTTGATGTTCTTTTTGAGGGTTGGGGATTGGGATTGCTTTCGCGTCTCGATTCCGAGATAATTCTGAATCCGAGTTTTGAAGTCAAATAACCCCATAAATTAGATATACCACACATGGGATATATAATGCAAATTATTTTTAACGTACTACCACCACGCCGGATGGCCGTAATTTTCGCTTACGAATTCCCTCATCTGCAAACCAGACACCCATACATCCATCTGGGGTTGTATCGTCATCCCACGATGCAAGTAAAAAGTCATTGGCAAGTTTGCAATAATCACAGCCACAAAAGGGAGCCGGATGCGGTATGCAAAATTGCCACATCCCTTCTGAGATTTCATCGCTGATTCGTGGTAATCCAGTCCGAGGGTCTTTCTTATTTGCGCCTGTCGTAAAATCATTAATCGCAACACCAGGACGATATTTCCGGTTCATATCCGTAATTACGGATTGCAGGGCATTCGATTCCGCGTTGTAATGGTCTACTAAAAAGAGCGATGCCTGGTCTGCTATATTAGCCGCGAGCTGGTCTGGCTTGTGAAGGTATCGGGGATCAATCGGGATTTTCTTTCCATCCTTTCGCAATCCGACAAGCCCCAGAAAAGTACCTGGGCGTTTCGCGGATGAATAATCGATGCCCCCACAAATGAGACTGTAATCAAATGACCGGGGATCGCAATTAAAAACGATATGGTTTTCAACGTTATCAAATATCCGATTCTCCAAAACGAAATGCTGTAGATGGATACCGGATTTTACCATGCCGATTCCATAAGCCGGGTCTTTCCTTTTGGCTTCGATAATTTCAGCAGAAAGTAAAACCCACATCGGAAGTTCGTCAACTTTCTTTCCATTCACGAAAACTTCAAAGCAAGACAAGTCCTCTTTAATCGGCATCCAAAGCCGTTGCCATTCACCGCCGATTGTGAGGGTGTTCATTGCATCTTGTGGATGCCAGGGAGTGCCTATCCAATCGACAATACAATCATGCGAGCATCGGGACATCCAGTTACCCTTGATTGCCGCCTTAATAGATTCACGTTTAACGGATGATATCGAGTTTATATAATCCACCGGGTCATCAAGTTTCAGGCGATCAACGCGACCCCCCATTATCGAGGACATAATCCCGGCTGCTTGTACTGTGCTATCTGTCGATGAAGTCGCGGATCGTTTGACGGTTATAGAGGTCTTTCCCCAATCGTTAAAATCCGGCTGGCAATCCGGGTAAACCATCTTAAATTTATCATTATGCTGGATTGTATTTTTGAGAGCGACTACCCGCGCTTCCGCAAGTTGTGAATTGGAAGCGCCCACTTTCACGCGGATATTATGGTCACGCCCGATATCTCGTGATGTCCTGAATATAACCACGTTCTGCGTCTTACCTGATTCAAATGGCATACCGATGACTCGCCGGGTATAACCCGCCTTATCACACTCATCAAGCCAGTTGTTTAGATAATCGTGGTGTTGAGCAAAAACAATTCCATTGCCCTTATTGTCGGTAAAAATGAACTCAGCAAATTGTTTCATCCGACCTTTTCCAGCTCGGAGTAAGGCGGCTGCAAGTCGCAAGCGGGTTGCGCGGTCTTTAAGGTTAAGGGTCATTAGCCCATCGCTCTAATTCAGTTATCATATTCAGGACTTTTTCGGAATGACCATTTACAGATTCGCCCAATGGAATTAGTTCACCCGGAATTGAGTCATCGGGTATCTGGGGAATATTATTTTCGATTTTATATTTAGCCATGAATTCCAGGAACCACATCGCGGTTTTGAGATTCCGATTCTGCATGATGTCCTTGACGACAAGAGCCATTGAATGAACTGTAAGTTCGCCGGTGAATTCATTCAGGAATCGGGCGGCGAAAGTTCGGAAGCGGGGATCGCGCCTGTCTTTCGATATTGTGTTAACATGAACCTGGAGTTGCTCTGATAACCATTTATTCGTGACACGACCAGGGTTGCCGAGCATTGCCTCGATTATCCGCAGCCAGCGAACCTCCATCGTGCTTTCAAAGTAGCTTCTTTTGTCACCATCAATCGGCTCGATGTCACTCATTGAAGCACCGCCTTATTCACCAGAACCATTTCATAATTATTTGCTTCCTTTAATTGCTGTTTGACTATCTCATCGTAATCCGGTTTTCGTTTGAGTTTGTTTTTCCTGAAAGGTCGGTAGTCTACGTGGTGGTGGATACGCCCAAATTTAAAAACCAATCGAGAAACATCGGGATGTAATCGAACCTGCATTTCAGATTTCGGGTATGTCCCATCCTTCGCATAGAACTCTGCGGTATTACCGCCTTTAATCATTTGCGTTGCTATTTTCTTTTGTAAAAAGGCATTGAATTGAACCGTACAGAACCCATCTTTAAGAATCCGCAAACTTAAATCTGTATCCTCGTTATACCGCCCACGCCAGCGATAAGGAATATCATTGCGGATAAGGTTACATGAATAGATGCGGGTATTGAGGATTAATGAAGGATGCTCATGTTTTCTACAAATAAACATTTCGTAATTCGGCCCCGCCATAAATACATTTTCATACCGTAAGCAAAAATCCTCCATTGCCCTGAATATCCCACCATCTGAAACCCGAACTTTTTTATTATTATTATATCTGTAAAAGTCTCGGATATTATCGTCCATCGTCCAATGCCATTCATGCCCTTCTCGGATCGAATGTTCCCAGAGGAAATTTCGTGCAGGGCCGGGGCCGGTGCTTTTGGTTCGCCCTAAATTATCGCAAAGCTCATATCGGTCTTTATAACTCTCGTTAAGTATGAGAAGTTTGGCATAGGGGTTACCTTTTAAGGCTTCCTGATATTGCTTATATTCCTGCTCCTCCACGACTAAAGTATGCGGCAGTTTGCACTCACTAAGCGCATTGCTGGTTAGTCGTATTTGCCAGCGTCCTTTTGAGGGAATATATATCGGGAATCTATTCAGCATCTTGATATGAAATATCCTTTGTTGATTCCTTTTCGACTTTTGGATACCAGATTGATTTTGTTTTAAGCGTGATGTTTTGCTTGATTAACTTTGAGAATTCTTTTATATCCTCATCGTTCTGGAATGAAACTATTATCTGCTTATAAGCCCCCAAACTGTTAGATTCGTAATTCGGCATTCCCTTGTATTCGTCCTCTGGCATGGTTAAGTCCGGGGTTAGGGTATCCAACTTCAATTCCTCCAGAACCAAATCGCCCAGCCCTTCCCTTAATTCCAACAGGAGCGGCTCGAGTTTCAGGTAATCAAAATCGCCCTGTATTGCCGGATTGTTGAGAGTGATGTTCAAAACCTTTTCTTCTGATTCGGGAAGATCGACGACAAATATTGGAACTTCTTTAAATCCTTTTTCTATTGCAGCATCAACTCTTTGATTGCCGCCAACTATATGTCCATTTCTTTTATTGATAACTATTTCCTGAACAATTCCAAACCTGTCAATCGAAGCCTTTAATCCTATCATGGCTTCTTTAGAAATAGTACGTGGATTATAGTCAGGATGTATCAATTCAGAAACAGGAAACATTATCCGCTGTCCCTTTTTAAGTTTTTTCAAAGTCTCATTTTTCATTGAATCCCCGCCTGATTGATCCGGTTGAGACATGGAATTCCTGTCGCAACTGCTCCCATGTCGCGCCCTCGATGTAACGCTCCATCACTGCAGACCAATCTATGTTACCCTTAACTCCGCTTGCCATCTAAAAGCACCGCCTTGTGAACCGCATTATGTAAGGCTTTAAAAGGCTATTGACAATGATAGTCTCATCGTGGTAAAATGGGGTCATGAAAAGGAAAATTCTCATCTCATCCTGCCTCCTCGGAGAACCCTGCCGATGGCATGGCAAGCGATGTCCGCGATCCTCTTTCGTGAAGCGATGGCTCGCTGATAACCCTGATGTCATCGTTATCGGGGCATGTCCTGAGATGCTCGGAGGGCTGACTGTCCCGCGAGAGCCTGTGAAGCGTGTCAACGGTCGCGTTTTCCAGACCTGTGCTGATAAGGCATTGCGAAAGGAAGTCACGGGCAAGGATGTCACGAGAGCCTTCACGAAAGGCGCAAAGGCAACTCTCGCGATATGCCTTGAGAACCGCATTAAGACTGCCATTCTGTGCCAATGGTCTCCAAGTTGTGATGCTAAAGGCATTACAGGACGGCTCTTATTAGAGAATGGGATTGAGATAATCAACACGTTCTAACCCTCCCCTCAATTCGATCAATCCCCTTGTTTAAATCAGTATTCCCCACCGTAATATCCATCTCGATATCTTTGAGCCGCTCCCACAAAATCGGGTAATTGGTTTTTAATGCACGATATTGACCGATTGTCTGGAAAGGACAGCACCAACATGCTGTGCGATGAAACCCGCGCTCGTAACCATCCCAGAATTTATAAGTTTTCAAAAACTCCTGGCTTAGTTTCTCATAACCCTCATCCGATAACAGATAAAGCGGATTGTAAATCGGGTACTTCTGATTCTCGCGTTTATAAAAAACCTTATCAACACTCCCAGCCCTATCGGTTATTGTGACGCCGTGGGAAGATTCGATTGGAATTCCTTGCTTTGAACGCCCGCCCCTGACAAGTATTGGGTTTTCAAAATTAGCGAGATATTTATTAACCGGCGTAGCTATGAATAATTCAATGCAACCCTTCATTTGCGGGTTCGGGACTGTCTCTCGATTCAGATAATGCTCAATAAAATTATGCTCCGGCTTGACAACCGTTAATGGCATATCGAAAAACTTAGCGAAATTCACGATATAAACAATCAGGTCGGGTAACTCAACGCCCGTATCGACATAAACTAATTCGACTTTGGACTTATCGACATGATTAATCACTGAGTAAAACGCAAGCGCAGAATCCCGACCACCTGAGAATGAGAAGCATACAGCATCCGCCTTATCCAATTCCCCTTTGATATAATCGTCTATCGCAAAATCCGATTGAACATTAATGCCGTGTGCTGTATGTCGTTTAGTCTCAGGGTTCATGTCCATTAATTCATCCAATTTCAACTCCTCCAGAACCAAATCCCCCAGCCCCTCCCTCAATTCCAGCAGAAGCGGTTCGAGTTTCAGGTAGTCAAAATCGCCCTGGATAGCCGGATTGTTTAAAGCGATGTTCAAAGCCTTTTCTTCAATCTCCGGGATGTCCACCAGCACGACCTCTATTTCAGTGTCAGGATCATAACCCTCGGCAAGTAACGCCTTGATGCGCTGATGACCACCTATGATATGACCATTAGAATTCCTGATTATCGGGTCTACATATCCGAACCGCTTGATGGAGGCGCGCAAGCCGGATAACGCCGAATCGCTGATTGTTCGCGGGTTATACGGTGCGGGGATCAGGTCTTTTATTTTGA